TTCATCTGCTCTTACAGGACTTATTGAGAGAATACTGATAAGGATACCGTAGTAGAGGTAGTTTCGATTTCTCTTTCTATCTCTGTTACTGACAGTACCTGGCTGGCTGCTCTTGTTATTACTTCTAAAGAGAAGTCTGAGCCAGCTGTTGTCATGTTGAATACCGAGTCTGAGTCGGCTATACCTCCTGATGAGGTTGAAGTATGGGTTATATTGTCCCCACTCCATGAGTTTAATGCGGATCCGTAAGTAGTCGTGGTTATTTCCTCGGTTACTTCTTGGACCGTTGTGGTTGTAGAGTTCATCGAACCCTGGGTGAACTGGGGTGTGACGAGCTCTGCTCTTACTACCGAGGGGGATAACAGTAGGAAGAGAAAAAGCCATTTCTTCATTCTTCCTTCTTTTTATGGGTCTGTAATGCAGGACAATTGATGGGTGCACCTTTGTCTTTACTATTACCAGTAGACAAACCGAATGTCGCTAAGGCTCCGGTAAACACCGAAGCTACGAACGTGATATCCGAGTTACCAGATTTCTTTATCATAGGCAGTTCTACATAGTTAAGAGTTATAATAAACCCAGACCAGACAACAACGCCAAGTCTGACGAATGTACCAAGGATCTGGATTTGGGCTTCTTGGTCCTCTATTCCGTCTTTGATTTTTCCAAGGAGTCCTTTTTTTTCTTCTGGTTTTCCTTCCATTTATTAACTTTAGCTTGTAGTTGTTTTTGAACCTTTTTCTTGATTGGTTCAAATAAAGATTGAGTAACAGTTGTAGTTGTCACTGCTATCACAGCTGTAGTTACAGCCGTTACCACCACCGCTGTTTCAGGTAGTGGCATTTCTATATCTATTACAGGTATCTTTAACTTGGGTGATTCAGGTTGTTCTGTCTTTTCACTCTCCTCTGCCTGTGTCTCCTCAGGACGTTCTAAATCAGCTGGGGGTATGACGATAGGGCGAAAGGTCGGAACGTCCGCTGTAGGCTGTTTAAGGTACATCTGAGGGATGTCCAGTGCCTTGGGTAGGTTAGGGGTTGGGAGGATGATAGACATTTATCCTAAAGCTGTTTTTATACCAGCTATATCAGTTGCATTATCTATGTTTGTTTGCATAGTTGCGTATTTAGTTCTGATTGCAGCTCTAGATGTTTCAGCTGCGGATGTATCTGTACCAGGAATATTCAAAGAGATAGTATCATCGTGAGGTTTAAACTCTACTGCTCTTTTTTTTCTTCTAGTTCCATGTGCTAAAGCTTTTGATTTGGTTACATCTTCTGTAACTACGCCTGAACCTTTTACCCAGGCATTTCTAAATGTACGATCTGTAGGGACTTTATTGTCATCTACAACTTCGTAAGAAACTCCAGAGGGAACATCTTGTTTAGCTCTTTCTAAACTTACGTTAGAAGAAGGAGTAATGATAGAAACTGTCCCATCTGAGTTTGAATAAATAATTTTGCTCATAATATTAACGGAAGAATGCTACACAAATTGCTGCACAATCTTGAAATAGTGGAGGTTCCTGGTCAAATCTTGTTCTAAGAGTAGCAAGTCTAAAAGATCCTACAGCTTGACCACCATAATATCCACTTATTATTGTATGAGAGTCGTGGTTAGAGGTTCCTTCTCCATTTTCAGCCATACCTACAAAACAATAATCATTATCAGCAAAGGATGAATCAAAATTAATCGTATAATCTCCAGTACCATGATCTGTTATAGAACTAACTCCATAATCTTGATTAATAGCAACAGTACCAGTACCATTAAAATTAACCCATGCTTTTGCTACACTTTGATGTGTTGCTGCTACGCCACCTGTTACCCATTCAGGAGCTGTTGCCCCTGAGTTCATAGCTAATACTTGTGCAGCTGTACCTTTAGCTAATCTAACATACTGTGTACCATTAGAGTACATTGTATCGCCAGCAGCATCTGATCCTAATTTTAATTTACTTGGTGTAAAGTCACCAGCCATCGTAACTTGACCTGCAGATCCTAATACTATATTAGAAGTTCCTGAATTACCAGTATGGGTAATCTCATTATTTTTTATTTGACTCATGATTTAGGGAACCTCTCTTTTACAGCTTTGACACCTAGATACCAAGATCCAGTCTTGTCAAGTTTACCGTCATCTATATCGTGCCACAGTTGATCTAATTGGTCGTAAATAGAAATATAACCATCTTCTTCTTTATCCACAACTCTGAAATTATTAGAGTCTTTATGAGTGGTAACTTTTCCACTAGTTCTATGATTTTTATAACTCATGATGTTTTCCATCCATATTTGTTAACAATGCAATCGGTTATGTTTGCAGTACCACCACTGTAAGTTGTTGTATATAATCTAAAACCTTGCATAGCACCTTGTCCGGTAGAAGTATTATGGTAATAACCACCACCTCTCATAATATAAGCTTTACTATCTTTCTGCGCCATCGTACCAGTCCATTCCATCATTTTCCAAACTGAAGTATTCCCTGGATTCCAAATAGTAATCTCCATTGTTGCAGTTTCACCAGTTGCATTCCCTGTCTCTTTCAAGAAATGGAAATTATCTCCATTATCTTCATAAGTAGTTGTTCCACTATGAACAGCTTCTGCGTTACCTTTCCAATGTCTTGTATGGTAATTATAGTGAGAACTAGTTTGATAAGATCCACCATATTTACATCTTCCCATAACAAAACCCTCATCAGCAGATAATACTAAAGCACTAAAAGAAAGTACTATTCGATCGTAAGTACCATCGAATAAAGCAGTATCTTCTATATCAAGTTCATCAGCAGATCCACTAGAAATTACTGTTCTACCTACAAGGGTACACGTACCACCAGCATCTGTACCCCATTCAGGAGCTGTAGCACCAGAGTTCATTTTCAGAACTTGACCTGCAGTTCCTTTAGCTAGTCTCTGTATACCAGCTCCATCTCTATAAAGAGTATCCCCTTGTGTTGTTAACGTACCACTAGAGTTAGTTACAGGTATTGTTAAATCAGCATCTGGTAAAGTTACTGTTCTATTTGAACCTGTAGATGGTGTTGCAAGTGATACCGATCCGCCACCTGCGGATATTAATTTTACTTTCCCTGTCATGGTAATATCTCCGTCAAAGTGATTACGGAAGTACTAATTCTTCCAACCCACTGGTTATAGTGACCGTCAGATTTATCAGTTTTATAGTAAATTTTATATGTATAACTTCCAGCCGTACCTGGTGTATCTAAATAATGAATAAATACATTCCAGGCTACGTCATTGTTATTACCATAGAAAGCATTAAACCCATACTCTGTTGAACCTAAATTTGTGCTGTCTCTATAGACTGTTATGCCTGCTGTTAGGTCAGCAGAATCTTGATACATAACACCCATATGTTGAACCAGAACTTTACTACTATTGTCAGTAGTTGTTATAGCCTTCTCCATACTTGGTACTTGCGTCCAAGAGCCAGTAGTTCCTAAATCTCTATTAGCATTGTCTGTATATTGAACAATTTGATTGACTTTACCGCCTGTTGGAGCAGCTTCAAAAGCCGGAGGAGAACCAGCACCAGTTGATGTTAATATTTGTCCATCTGAACCTGGTCCTACTGCTACAGGGGCACCAGATGCATCATATGTAATTATCTGACCATCAGTACCGTGAGCCATATCTGCAAGTTGGACACTATCGTTAGGTAATCCACCTGCACTAAGTCCGGTGATTGTTCCATCACCAGTAATTGTAATTGCCATAAGTTAAACCACCGTCCATACTTCTCCGGCACCAACGGTGACGGTTTTACCTGATGCCACGGTTATAGGTCCGAAGCTACCTGCGTTTTTGTTATTTGTGATCGTATAATCATCACTACAAGTTTGATCGTTTTCCCAAAAGATTTGATCAGTTCCTGGACCTACAGCTCCACCTGCTGTACCCCAAGACATAACACCAGAAGTATCACTTTTAAGTGCATGTCCACTTACTGTTGGTGTTGAATCTGGAAGGGTAAATGTCTTACTAGCAGCCATAGCTGCTGCAGCTCTTAAAGCAAAGTAATGATCACCACCTGCATCAGCTTCACGGAAACGTAGTTCTTGTTGATTGTCTAACTCAACGTCACCTGTTAGTACTCCTCCAGTCAGTGGTAATTTACTTGGGTCAGCTGCTGAGAAGACACCGCCTGCTGTTATCGCATTAATTTTATCTTCGATAGCTGCACAAGTTGCTATATGTACATCACTATCTAACCAAGTTTCAGAACTAGAAATCGTCTCAGTACTATCGTCCCAGATGTTACCTACATCTCGTTTAACTTCTTGTGCAGAATAAAGAACTTGATCAAAGTCTTCGTTAAGATCCTGCGATCTAATAGCAGATCCAGAGAAGAAGGTGGCTTTCTTATTATCTGTAGCAGTTACTCTATAAATTCTAACCGTTTTACTAGACCCAGGAGCAGTATTAAATTGAACCTGTGTAGCACTGGCAAGTGTATAATCAGTTGTAATTGTTTTGTCTACACCATCAACAGAAACTTTGATGTCTGTAGTATCGATATATGGGAATGTAAATGAAAACAACGTCTGGGTGGCTGACGATGTTGTATAAGTATTTTCAGTTGTAGCCATAGTGTTACTTGTTTGTCATTTGAAGTAATTGATTAGCTTCATTATATTGATTTCTACTTAATTCTGGTCTATCTACTCTATTATATTTAGAAGTTTTGCTTAATTCTCTAGCACGTTGTAATTGAATAACTTCAGGTTGGCTTTGTAATTGTGCCCAAGCTTTTATTTGAAGTTTACGCAATTCATTTCGAATCATTTTATTATGAGGATATGACATTGCATTTATTCCAGGTGCTTGTCTATGTAAACCATCCTTAATATCTTGATTCATTTGCTTCATGGATGCAATGAATTTAGGATATTTAGATATTTTTTCAAGTATTTTACCGAACTTTTGTTCACCTATTAAACGCTGGTATGCACTTCTGATTTGAGGAACGTCTGCCAAAGAAGTACCATCAGGAGATGTCATACTCATCACACTTAAATCAAATTGAGATTTAGCTAATATTTTTTCACCTGCAGTGTTATCAAAATTAAAAGAAGCTGGCAAGATTCCGGCAGCTAATCTTTCTGCTAATTTCCAATTATTAATAGGTTCACCATTTAATATACTATATTTAACTGCAAGTCTATCATCCTCATCAGCAAAGAATTCCATGAATTGATTTCTATTACGAATAGTTTGTAAGAAACCGGAGTTAAGTTCTTTAGTATGTGGATTAACAATCTTACCTATTTCATTACGTAAACCTGCATAAGGCACCATATTATTTGTTATATTAGCTCCTATACGTTCTAATTTTTTAGGATTGCTGCCAAACAAATCAGTTAAACCTGTTAAACCTTGTAAATAAGTTTTACTTATCATAGCTTTAGATAGTACTAAAGCGTGGCTTAACATTCCACGTTCTACTGCTTGAGGCCCTAATGTATCCATATTATCATTTAAATCAGCTACAGCAGATAGTATAGTAGTAAAAGGTTCTAAAGATTCATGTCCGACCCATACGCCGCCAAGTTTAATTGAACGTGGTTTCCATCCTGCAGCTTCCCAGACTCTACGTAATCTAAGATTTTCAGGACCATTTCCAGTTAATTCAGAAGCTGCGTATTTCTGACCTGCCATAAATATAATTGAACTGCCTAGTGCTAATCTACCTACCTGTAGATCTTGCGCATTTTTTAAATCTTGAGCATTTTCAATTCCATATTTTATGACATTATCTAGATTATCAGAAGAAGCAAATGCAATATCATTAAACTCTTTAACTAAGAAATTAAAACCTGGTGTATGTTTCATGGTTAATTCTAAACCATTAATACCTGTCCTTGCAAACATATAAAACGGTTTTAATGCAGGATACGATGAGAATAATGTATTTAATGATTTAGCAAATCCAGTTAAATCTTTAGTAAGAGTAACTTCACCTCTAGCATGAGCTAACATACCATCATTTACAGTACCAGTTTTTGGATCAAAAATTTGATCTTGTAACCTAGCTTCATATTCACGTATTATTTCAGGACTAATTTCAGGTATAAGTCCGTCTGATTTAGCGTCTAATGCTGCTCTAAGTGCTTTAGCTCTGGCTCTACCTCTTGCTAATATCATAGTAAAAGCATCATCAGTTGACGCTAATAACTTCATATTATAATTAAAGAAGTTAGAATGATTAGACATACGTGCAAGATTAGTTACACGGAATGCGGCAGTATCACCATCTGTAGCTCTACCACTATCTTCTGCCCAATATCGATGTAAATCCCATGCTTCATCAGCAGAAGTGTAATCTGAATACCTACTCTTAATTGTAGAGATTTCACCAGTCCAATAACTATTTAGACGATGTTTAAAATATTCAAAAGCTTCTGGTACTGTATGGACCATAGCATTTAATTCTGCTAATCCTTCTCTTAATACAGAATCATCAGTGAATCCAGTCCTAAGGTATCTACCTGCGCCTCCTAATATTTGAGCCATAGGTTTTATAAATGTAGCAGTAGAGGTACCTAAAAGTGCTCTAAATGGTGTCTTAGGACCACTCAATATGCTATTCATCATAACACCTTGAAGTTCTTTAACCATCGCACCTGTATGTCTAGCACCGTCTTCTGTTGTAACACCGTACAACTTCTCACGCATATAGTTATCAAAGTCTTGCCAATTACTAATCTTATTAGACATTGAGAAGGCTTCTAAAAGCGAACGTAATAAATTATCAGATGGTTCATTTCTAACCATATCAAACATCATATCAACACGACCTTTTGATTGTTCGTGCATATCAGATAATACTTGATCAATTAATTTTCTACCACCTTTTTGATTTGCCATCAATCTATATGGTTCACTTAATATAAATCTAGACCTTTGAGATTGTTCTAGACCAACAATAAGATTATCACGTATATATTTTAATGGACCGTCAACTTCATCTATATTTGTAACATTTATTAATTCTCTAGCTGCAATTGCTCTATCACGTAATTTTTTAAATAATGATTGTTGAATTAAATCAGCAGCTAATATTTCTTCTGTAGTCCATTCTAATGGATTCTCAATATTCTCAATTAATGGTTTCCAGAATTGTTTAGGCTCTAATGCACCAGCATCACGACCTCCAATAACTTCTTGCATTCTTTCGTATGCATCACCGTAAACATCTTGTAATGTCTGACCTTTAGAATTAAGATCTTCCATTAATTGTTTAAACCGTTCGTCACCGAATAATTCTTTAGCAATTGCTTTATTGATACCTTTAAATCCTGAACCAGAGTCAGCAAGAGCCTCTGCAGCTGCAGGTGTGACAAGACTATCTGTAGATCCTAATTCAGATCCCCACTCTTTAGCAATCCTTTTTAATTGCTTTGTGACATTCCAAGCTGATCCTGTAGAATTAGGTGAACCTTGGTGTGATTTTACAATAGGTTTATTCTTATGACCTCGTATATCAGGGTCATTGAATTCTTGTTGACCTTTTTCTATTATTTGGTTATCAATACTTTGTTTAGATTCATTGATTTTACGTTCTGCTCTTGAAGGATTAGTTTCATTATCAGGTGTCCAAGTGCTGAATTTCCTACTACGATCTGCTTTTTGCGTTTTAAGCATTTCTAGTATTTGTTCATCTTCACTTAGTTTATTGAAATCTATGTTACGATTAGATAATCTTTGAATAGTTTTCTTTCTTAGAGCTTTCGATACAAGAGCTTTTGCATTCTGTTCTGCTTTAAATATTACATTAGATTCAATTGCATCAACTTTTTTTAAAACATCGTTGGTAGGATTATTTACTTTACCTTTGAGATGCCTTGCTTTACCTATAGCTCTTAATCCACCCTCAATAGG